CTCAGCGAACGCTCGGCAGCCGGGGCCGGGGCCGCATGAACGGCCGCAACCTCGACGGGCTTCGCAGTCGCAGCCACCTTGCCACGCAGGGCAGTGATCTTCTCGGCGATGGCGTGCTCGCGGGACAGCTCCTTCTCAAGCTGCTCGGCTTCGCCGGCCAGCTTCTCCATTTCCGCGACCTGCTCGGCGGAACGCTCCTCGACCTTCGAGAGATCGTCGAGCATGGCGGCCACAGCAGCGGCCCGGTCCTGAAGCTTGGTGAGTTGGCTGGCCATCCTTGGCACTCCGTAGTTGTGAACGGTGACAGTCCGTGTCTGTCGTTCACACTACGGCACCAATGCCGATTAACCTCGCCGGGAGTTTGTATCTACAAAAGCACGACGGCAGACGTACTCCGCTGGCACGACTTGCTTAGACCGAAACGTGCAGCACTGGCACTCGATGTACCGCACCTGCGAGTGCTCGCCGGCCTGCACGCTGGAGCGAGTGCGGATCCGACCCTTGCAGCACTGTGGGCAGATGTCACCCGGTTTTGCCACGCAGAAAGCTCCGAAGACGTGCGGCACGAAGCCGCAGACCAGCAGCCGCTGCCGGCCGCATATCTGGCTTCGCATCAAGCACCGGCACTTGCGCCGGCTCCTGGGATGCTAGCCACGCCTCCAAACTTCGACGGGCAACGCTCGTGGTCGAAGATGGGTACGCAGGGTGCGTCACTACGGAAACATCGAAAAGGCCCGACACCTCGCGGATCGAGCGTCGCGGCTTGCCGTCTTCGCCTGGTGCCCACTGCTCGCCGCGTGGTTCCACGGTGAACGCGAACGATGAGCCACGCAAATCGGAACGGGCCACGAGCTCGCCGATCGTGCGACCCAGTTCCGTATTGGGCAGCACAACCGAATACCGCAGCCCCTTGTCATCGCTAGCGAGCTCAAGCGTCCCGCTCGACGTGCGGCCCAGCAGTTGATTCGGGTCGTGATTGAACAACGCGACCACGTCGCCTTTGCCACGCTGGCGATTCAGTACCTTGTCGAAGGCACCCGGCAGGATGGTCTCGCGGAACCCGCCGAGATCGACGCTCAGCGTGTTGTAGCGAACGGCGTAGCCTGTGAGCACGGGCCGCCCGTCGGCACGGGTCTCGACAACGGCACCGCCGTCTTCAGCGAACTCCCAATCGCGGCGCTCGATCTGCTCGGCCACTATGACGCCGTTGTGCTCGTCAGCCATTTGAATCGTCCTCCGTGTCTCCTGGCATGTCTTCGCTTGTGCCGTCCGCAACCTCTGCAACGTCTTCGCCCATGTCGCCTGGCGTGTCTTCAACTTCGCCGGGCGAGTCGTTCTCTGGAGACTGCATCGGCCCAAGGTTCTCCCTCTGCCGCACTTCCTCGGGCGTCATCCACCGATTTCGCAGGGCAATCTCATACGCCTGGTAGCGAGTCGTGATGTCGCCACGCAGCAGTCCTTCGACCAGGAACTCGGCGTACAAATCGCCGTCCTCGGGCAGCACGTCACGCTCAATGGCACCCTCGATGCGACGCAGCCACGGGGCGATAGTGAACTTCTCGAAGCTCACCATCTCGCTCTGCAGGTTGCCCCAGGTCGCCCGGCCCAACTCCTGAATCATGTGCGGTGGCATCCGCCAGCAGCGGCAGATGGCGAGCAGCGACTGCATCCAGAGCTCGGCCAGTTGGCTCTCTTGGTTCGTAGCCGAGACACTGTCGGCCTTGAGCCCGTTGCTGAGGATCGCCGTTCGCCCAGCCTTGGCCGGGCCGCGATGGGCGCTCTCCCATTGGTCTCGCAGCTGCTCGCGGACTTCGCGTGGCAATGCCTGATCGGTGTGCAGAATGATGCCGGGCTGGGCGTTGTTCCGATAGAACGTCGCGGCGTACTGCTCCAGGGCGCGAGCCAGGCCGATGGCATCCTTGCCGAGTTCTACCGGCACCTCCCCGTGCACGCCGTCAAACGACAGCCACCGCACGTGCATGATCTGATCGTCTCGGTACGCCTGCTGCCGGCCCGTGCTCGGGTCCGTGTAGACGTAAGAAAGAGACATGTCTTTTTCTTGCACCACCTTCATGCCGCCGGGATGCAGCGGGTGAAGCTCGCTGACGCTGCCACGGTCGCCGGCCACCTTGAACTGGTACGAATTGCCGTAGAAGCCCAGATGCAGGCACATCTGCTCGACCCACTCATAGCGGGTCTGCCACTTGTTGGGCCGGCGGGCAAGCACGTTGTAGAGCGGCAGATCCTTGGCCCGCTCGCTGTTGTGGTCATCCAGACGGCGGTAGAGGTGGAGCGGAAGGCTTCCAACCGTCTCGGCCACCACGCGGGCACAGGCGAAGTACGCCGCCGTCTTCATCGCCGTCTCGGGCGTTATCCTCACGCCGCTCTCGCCGGCCATGGCCACGAGGTCATCCCAGCGGGACATGCGGGTATCAAGGAACTTGATTTCAGGCAGTGCTGCCGTCGCTTCCATGCGTCACCAGAAGGAAATCTCGGGCATATCGGCGGGCTTCATGCTCTCGCCCATGTGAACGCCTACGGCCATGATGGTGGCTACCACCGCGTCCACGCGTTCCGTGCTCTTGGCCTTGCTCACCTTCAGATTCCCGGCCGGATCGGTCTGTACGGCCGCGTTTCCTAACTGCCAACCTACCAACGGATTCAATCCAAACCGCACCTTTCCATCGACCACAAGAGCCTCCAGGCGGCGCGTCGGCGCTGTCATTGACGCAAAACCCTGCCCGTACAACGTCACCGGCAAGCCTTCGTCAGAGAGCTCGGTGGCCAGTTGCGTCGCGTTCCATCTGTCGATGGCCAACTTTCGAACGCGGTGCTTCTGGGCGAACTCCAGAATGTCGGCCTTCACTCGCTTGTAGTCCGTGCTGCGGCCCTCGGTGTATGTGAGCCACCCATCCCGGTGCCACGCCGTGTACTGCACGCGGTCGTTTCGTTCTCGCTCGGCGGCGTTGTGCTCAGGGATCCACGCCATCACATGCACGTCGTAGCCGCCGGATTCGTTGGGGGCCACGGCCGAAAAGCATGTGGTGTCATAGTTGCTGGCGAGGTCAAGCCCGCACCACACCTCGCGGCCCTCAAGCGACTCCGACAGCGGCCCCATGCACGCGGCGATCTGGTCGGGCCGCAGCCACCGAACGTCGGAGGTGGTGGGGATGTTGAGGCGGTATCGCAGGAAGCTGTTGAGCTTGGTCGCGGAGTTCTCGGCCTCCCTGCAGTCAGCCGCGAATGACTCCTCGCTGATCGTCTCGCCAAGTGATGGGTTCGCCTTGTGCCACACCTTCGGTGACTTCCAATCGTCTTCACGGTCGGCGGCATAGATGCAGCCAAAGAAGGCTGGGTCAAAGGCCGGGTCGGCCATGCACCGCTCTGCGTAGTCGTGCTGCTCGTACCACAAGTGCGACTTGTTGGCCTCGCCGGCCGTCGTGATCGACAGCACAAGCGGCTGCCGCCGGGCCGCGCCGCCGTACCGAAGGGCATCCCACAGCCGGCGATCGCCACGTTGGGCATGTAACTCGTCAAAGAGCAGGCACGAGATATTCAGTTAAGACTGGCTTGAGCCCCCCCAGCCGAAGCCGGAGGGGCTCAAGCCAGTCCCTCGGCTCTGAATGCGTCAGCACTCAGCACCCGGTAGAACGAGTTACTCCCACGATGCACGATGGTCTTCCGCGAGTCGAGCACCTCCAGCACCTTCGACAAGGCCGGCGATGAGCGGACCATCGACGCGGCCTCGCGGTAGATGATGCCCGCCTGCTCGCGGTCGCTCGCCGCCCCGTAGCACTCGCCGCCTGCTTCGCCGTCTGCCAGCAAGGCGTAGAGGCTGATGCCGGCAAGCAGGGTGCTCTTGCCGTTCTTCTTCGGGATCTCGATATACGCCTGGCGGTACTGCCGCGTGCCATCCGGCTTGCACCGCCCGAAGATTTCGCCGAGCACGTACTTCTGCCACGGCAGCAGCAGGAACGGCTGCCCGGCCGTCTGGCCCTTTGAGTGCTTCAGCACCTTCTCAAAGAACTCATAGACCCGCTTGACCTTGGCTTCGTCCAGGCCAGGCCGATGCTTAGCCGTGGGCGGCGAAGAACTCTTCGAGCTCGTCTTTTTTGACTTCGACTTGCGTGGCAAGCTTCGTCCTCGAGGAAGGCGTCAGCCCGAACTCACTCAACAGGCTAGCCTTCATGGCAACCAGCGAGCGGTAGAGCGGCCCGGCCGGGTTTGGCTTGACGCCTCCCAGGTCGGTGTGCATCACCGCACCGCCCGCCCGCAGCTGCAGTAGGCACGACTGCTCAGCCGAGTGCACCTCGCATAGCGTGGCCAGGGCTTCGCCGTCGCCAGTGGTCAGCACGCCCATCCGCGACAAGATGCCGGCGAGCTCGTGCCACTTCGCCACGGCGATCTCGTCAACGGCGAGACGCTCGGGCATCGGAGGCACACCGATTGGTGCCGATGGCTCACGCTTTCGCGGCCCCTTAGCGGTGCCTTCAAGAATCCGAAGGGCTGTCGGCTTCGGCCTGCGTCCTGCTTTTGCCACGATTACTCCTCGGGCGATTGTTAGGAACCACACGAAACTGCACGTTGCGTACCGCTCTAAGGGGCCAACTATCCCGGCTAAATTGTTGAAAAACCCCGGCGATTTCGATGCCGCGCACGCGGGCTGACCCGTACGCGGTTTATCTTCCACGGCCAAAAGTTTTCACAATGTCGTTTTGGCAGCCGCACGTTTTGCCCTTGTTTTATAGGCATTTCTGCGCGTCACGTGCGTTTTGTGCTTGTTTTATAGGGTGTTTCGCACTTGCGATGCACGATCAGTTCGTCGCCAGTTCGTCGCGTGTAGTTCGACCACCATTCGTTTGCTCTGCCTGCCTGCATCGCACGCTCTGGATCTGTAGCGATGCGTGCCTCGCATTGTGCAGCAGGTGACTCAACAACGATGACTCGCTCGCACTCCAGGCGATCCGCCCACCATTGTCTCTTGTCTGCTTCCGGCTCAGCGACCACGAGCCACGCCCGCGCATGGCGTCTGGCTTCAGCCTTGCTCAGCGTGCCGATGATGTCATTCCGCTTCCGCACTGCAGGCCCAAGCCACTTAGCACCCCATGCGTGTAGCGTGGTGCCAGCCATGCCGGATGCGATCACGTCCAGGTCGATGACCAGATCGGTTGGCCCCTTGTGCATCTCAACATAGGTGCTCTTGCCAGACGCTGGAGGCCCGCACACAAGCGTCACAGGGATGACGGCTGGCCGTATCCATTCAGGGTGCAACGTCCACTTCTGCGATGACTCGCGGCCTTGCATCTCACGCCGCGTCTTCTTGCTGTGGCATGAGGCGCACAGCGTTTGCAGGCCAGACACATCGTCGCTAGGCAAATCGCTCTTGCGTACGACGTGATCGACGTGAGCGTTACGGCCCGTCACGATACGGCCACAGCCAGGAGCCTGGCACTGGTAGTTATCCCGCAGCAGCACCTCACGCCGTGCGGCCTTCCACCCAGCCGAGCAATAGCCTCGAGCGGTTGCCGATGGCCGATTCGTGTCAGGTGCCCGCGGCCGCTTTCGCTGACCAACCCACGGCGGCTTAAACGTCGGCAGCCTGTCGGGCATGTCAGCCCTTGAACATCACCGTACCCACGGTGCCAGTGCTGTTGGTGGTCGCGGACACGAACTTGATATACTGGGCCGCGAACACCTCGTCGGGCATCGAATACGCCCGGCCGTCAGTTGTGGACGCAGACAGCGTGATCTTCACCACGGCCCCGTCCTTGTCGTACAGCTGGTAAAACGGCCCAGCCTCAACGTCGGAGACCCACAGATTGAGTTGCGTGGCGTTGGTGCTGACGGTGCCCATTTCCACAATCCCGCCAGCCATGTCGAACATGGGGATCGTGTTGGCCACAGACGTTGCCGTGGACAGCGTGAACGAGTGTGCCTTGCTCTTGCGGCGGATCTTTGAGTCGGACATGACTATCTCCGTGTGTGGCTCGGCATGACGCCGATGCGTGGCCTGCCTTCAGCGTACGTGTGGAACTGCTGTAGCGGGCGGGTTTCGTGCCTTTAGGCTAGGGTGGGGGGGCGTTAGCCTTGCAGTGGATCGGGCGGCAGCATCGCCACGGCATCGGCCCACGGGATCACCTCCACCGCTGGCAGCAGCGCCGCTTGGTCGGCGTGAATCCACATCTCATGCAGCCAGCCACCAGGTTGGATCGCATAGAGCAGCGTGGCCGGGAGCATGAGCCTGCCGTCTGTCATTTGTCGCGGCATGGCGATGCAATCGCGTCTGCCGTACTTGGCGTGCAGTTCCGCGAGCCGCCGGGCCAATTGCGGCGTGAACACCAGCGCATGGTTCTGGCAGAACTCTACGGACGGCGGGATGTCGATGTCGGAGAGGGTCATACGTTGCGGCTCAATGCGGTCTGGAACGCCTGCATGGCCGAGTTGTAGGCTGCGACCTGAGTGGCCGTCATTCCAAGGCCGATTGAATACCCCATTAGGCGGTGCGGCCAAAGCGCAAATTGCGGCGTGCCGATCGCGTTTCGGTTGAACACAAGGATGTTGTGGTTCGCTCCCCCTGGCGTCGTCGACGTTGCGTTGCTGCCGATGGACGAGGCGTTCTCATAGAGCACCAGCGACGTAGAGGAGTTTCGGGACAGCACAAGGAACGACGTGTCGGTTGAAACCGATACGTCGTTTATAAAGTGGGCACTGCCACCCGCGTGTGCGCTGATCTTGTGTTGGCTTGACGGGTAGCGGAGTTGGATCTGGTACAAATCATCGGAGTCTCGTGCGCCAATGAGTTCGGTCTGTTGCGTCCACGTTCCAGATGACTTGAACGCCGCCAGGTGCATCGTCGCCGGCGTGCCCATCGCGTCGTAAGTCAGGCCGGTGTTGAGGTACTTCGAACTCCCGTCGCCATCAAGGCCGCCGCTTGCGCCCGTCTCCGCGTAGTCGGTGATGGCGAAGTTGATGTTCGTATCCAGCGTGTTCCCAAACTGCGTGCCGCCCAGCGACTGCCCGCGATAGAGCGGCGTCCTGACGGCGATCAGCGAGGCATCGGCGGTGCCGCAGAACAGGTTGAGCCTGTAGAAGCGGTCGCGGATGCCAGCCGCCGCAATCGACGCGCAGAAACGCGAGACGGCGGTGAGCGTCGTGCCGCTCACACTTCCGCCGTTCGCAACGACGCGAGTGGCCCACGCTGCCGCCTCGGGGTGAACGGTAGAACGTGGCCGCAGCAGCTTCGGATTCATCGCCATGCGTCAGTTCTCCACCT